CTTTTAAACGCCGACAACATCTATTCCGTATCCCTGTAGACTTTCCAGAACAACCACTACCCATTGATCCGTACTTTCTTGGTATATGGTTGGGTGACGGATGTTCAAATGGTACTTCAGTTGTTTCTATGGAACCTGAAGTAGAACAGCACATGAGGGAATATGCTGACCATTTAGGAATGATATTTAAGAAGAGGACAACAAATTCTGAAAAAACCTATTCCTTTAGTATTAATAGAGGAGCTGGTGAACAGCCCAACCGTCTAATGGATAAACTGCGTAAATATAACCTGTTGGGCAACAAACATATCCCACAGATCTACAAAGCAAACAGCAGGGAGAACAGATTACAATTACTTGCTGGTTTGATTGATAGTGATGGTTATTTGAATAGAAATTCCTTCCAGATTACGCAAAAAAGAAAAACGTTATCGGAAGACATTCTCTTTCTTGCCAGATCATTAGGATTTCATGCAGAGATAAAGGAGTGTACCAAAACCATTAAGGATCGTGATTTCTCTGGTCAGTATTATACTATCGGTATATCGGGGGATTGTGATCTGATACCAACTAAAGTAGCAAGAAGAAAGGCATCACCAAGAAAACAGACTAAGCCTATACTGGAAAGTGGTATAAAAGAGATTAAATCTGCTGGTATTGGTGAATATTTTGGTTTCATGCTGGATGGTAATCATCGATATGTTACGGGTGATTTTACTGTAACCCATAACTCACTGTTCGCCTGTTTGATTCAGTTATGGAAATTCTTTTGCTTCCCACGTCAACAGATTATGCTTGGTGCCAACTCTAAAGACCAGGTAAAATTCGTCCACTTTGACATTATGCGTGATATTATCCTCAACAGTCCTCGGCTATTGGAGATTGTTGGTAAGCGTAATGTACAGGAAAAAGAGATCAGATTACGGGACAGAAAAGGCAATATTGGTTCATTTATTCGTTCCATCTCCAGCTTCTCAGGTATTGTATCCAACGTAACCGGATACACTTTCTCAGAGATGTTCGATATGAAGAATCCGAAATTCTTTGTCCAGATAGACGGTTCTATTCGAAATATACCAAATGCACTCGGTGTTATTGACAGTACCGTATCCGAGAAATCGCATATCCTCTACAAGCTCTTTAAAACTTGGGAACGGAATGAAGATCCACATCTATTCTTCAGCCATAGACAAAGTGTAGATGCCAGTTACAAGGATTTCTGGAATCCACAGATGACCCAAGCCCAACTAGATTCCTACAAGGCGAAATTCCCTGATGCAGAGTTTGCTCGGTATTTTCGTAATACCTGGGAATCTGGTAATAAGAAGATGTTCAGTGAGGCTTTGGTAGAGGCTTGTCACTATATCGGGGTAGATGGTGCTCTCGGTATGCACAATACGATTGTCAATAGGCTGGAACAACGGTTGGCTCGGACGAATATCTATAAACAGCGGTATAAGGGTGAAAGACCAAAGCACATGAAGAACGAGGACGATTATCTTGCTGGCATGATGCGAGTGGAAGATATTTATGTCCTGAATGATGGTTCTTTGCACCCTAAAATGGCTTCTATGGGAGATCTGCAACGTCTTGGTAAGATATACAATACAGACTGGGCAATATTATGTGGTGTTGATAGAGCAGATCCATTGAAGATTGACAAGATGGCTGGGGCGAAAACCATAGTAACCATAGTCGCCAAGGGTCTACCAAACAGCAAATCTAACCCAGAAATCTATTATGAGGATTCCGAGATCCAGAAATATATCTATTTCATGCTGCATTTTAAGCACGTGGAAAGCAATGAACTTGACCATATAAAGGAAGTGATCAAGTCAGCAATTATTGAGTTTGATGGTATCGATAGTCTCTGTTCGGAGCGTTGGGGTATGTGGGATGTTGGTAAATGGTGTGAAACCAATGAAATCATCTTCACTCCACTGTCACCAACGTATGAAGTGCAGCGCATGATGTTTACCGAGCTGTTCACTTTGTTCAAGACCGGACTGTTCAAGACACCAACTATCTGTGTACCAGGTGCCAAAGATGAAGATCTGTTTGTCGAAGAGGCTACCATGTTTGACCATAACCCGTATAAGAACGCTTATGGATCACCACAAAAGAATGAAAAATATGGTGTACAGGATGATGCAATGTTTTCACTTGGGCATTGCATTTATGGAGGAAAGATGCTAGGATTAGATGATTTCAGACCTCGTGTCGATGAAGTCTACTTCGGTGAGATGCATCAACCTAAAGGAAATACAGGGGTTTATTGATGGACAATCAAGAATTTACAGATACAATCGACACGCTTTCCGATGAAGCACTTGGTGAAATAGTTGCTTCTATGCCATGGGGTTCTCCTTTAGGCAGTTCCGATAACAGTGCTCCCATAGTTGATGCAGATGGTTTCCAGATGCTTGGTAGTGAGAAAGATTTTTCCAACTTCCGTGAAATGCAATTGGAAATATGGAAGAAGTTTATCCATAACCCACAAATCAACTCATATATCCGAGATTATATGGGGAGGCTCACTGGTGAGGGTTTTGAAATGTCCAGTGATGATCCAGTAATTTCTGATAAGATGAAACAGATCATTACCGATCCACGTAATTCCCTGTATAGTAATATGAGTAAGTATGTTGCTCGGTCAGAGATAGAAGGGGAATTGTACCTTTGTCTGACTGTTCATACGGATGGATTCGTTGAAGTAGATTTTATGGATCCAAGTACCATATCTTCTAATGGTACATCCAATTCAGGCATATACTACCATAAGACCAAGCAGAATTTTCCTTTATGGTATGAATTTACCTCAAATACTGGACTGTTCCAGGAAACCTATATAATACCATCCATAAATATTGCCTATTTCCCAGAGCTGAAAACAACTCTGAAGGACTTCCCAAACATCCAAGATAAAGCACTCAATGCCTCAAAAGATGGTTCAAGTAAGTATAAGGCACTTGGTGGATTCAAACGGTTCATTATTACCTGGGATAAGGGATTTATTACACCACGGAATATCTCTCATTTGCGTACAACAATTGTCTGGATTAACCATTATGAGAATTTGAAGAAATGGGAGATAGACCATAAGAAGTCGAGTGGTGCTTATTTATGGGTAGCAACTATCTCTGATGCCAAGTCATTACGTACCTGGCTGAAGATGACGGATGAACAGAGATCTTCAACGGGCCTTACGGCAAAGAAACAACCTGGAGGTACACTCATCTTGCCACCAGGAATCACCCTGAATTGTGTTAATCCAAATTTACCATCTATCTCTGATGCTGATACCGATATCATGAACATGGTTGTATCGGGACTGAACACACCAGAAGATATGGTTACTGGTGTAACAAGAGGCTCTACCTTCTCTGGTGTCAAAGCATCGAGAGGACCGCAAGCAGACCGAGTAAGTGATCAGATTGCTTATTTTCGGAGATTCCTTATTTATGACTTCTGGCGGAGCATTTTTACCTTAACCAGCACCATCTCAAAATTCCCCAAGACCTTCAAAGTACGTGAAGCCATAGCCTTCAAAAATAAGAAACCTGTATTCAAGGATATGTCCAAGAATCCATGGGAATTGTTGAATATTGAATTCCCAACAACCCAGATGTCAGATCCAGAGGCTTCTGCGAAAGCGGTACTCGGTGTAAAACATGGCCCACTGACTGAAGCAATTGGTATATCAAATGAGGATGCTGCAAGGAAAATGGGTATCGGTGGGTACAGAACTAAGCGGTTGAGAGCTGCTACAGAAGCAGAAAATTTCCCAGATCTACCAAAATCATGGGAAATGGAAGTTATGTCCGAGACAGTTGGAAAAACTAAACCAGATAAACCAGATAAACCAGAACAGCCAGTAAAGAAACCAACCAACCAAGATGAGGGGTAATCTATGGTTAAGAAGACTATTAAAGTCGATGAGTTTATTCAAGTGAAAATAGCCAGAACAGACACTAATTCTGCCAATACCATGTTTGCTCTTTATATGTATATGCATGTTGAAAAAGATTCTATGGGCAGTAATGATGAATTTGTCAAATAATTAAGTAGGAGCAGTAATGGGAACAGCCAATGCCACAATAGTAGTTAGTTTTAGTGATGAGGCTTTATCTGGTGAATATTATATGGCTGAGTTAGATGCTGAGGCCAATGGGGACAAGTC